TCATCCACGTGACGGATGAGATCCCGGGTACGGTCCTCGTCATCACGCGAACGGCGCTCGAAGGACTGCATCTCGACCAGGTTGCGGTCCGACAGGGTACGGATGAGGTCGTGGGTACGGTCCTCACGGTCACGCAGGTAGAGCCGGGTCTCCAGCTCGTTCCTGGTGCCGTCGGCGCGGGTACGTTCCGCCTCACGGGCCACCTCGCCCGCCAAACCCTGCAGCCGCACCTCGGTACGCCGGTCATGGTCCGAGAGAGCCTCAGCGGTCTCCTCGAACCCGTGACGGGTCACACCCTCGATATGCCGCTCGGTGGCGTCAATCCGGTTGTCGAGACGACGCTCCGTGTCACCGAAATGCGTGGCGGTACGGCGCTCGAAGTCGGAGACGGCCTCCGAAATCTCTTCGAGGTTGTGCGTGACATCCTTGTCGATCTGGTGACCCAGACGACGCTCCGCCGAATCCAGGTTGTGTGTGGACCGACGCTCGAAACTGTCCAGATTGTGGGTCTCACGGCGCTCGGCATCGTCGGCGTTCTTCGTCAGCCGACGCTCGGCGTCATCCGCGTTCTTGGTCTGCCGCAGCTCGGCCTGGGCCTGCTGCTGCGACATGCGCCCCTCGGTGTCCGAGATACGCAGCTGAGTGTCCGTACTGGTGTTACGGATCGTGTTGCCGACACGCCGCTCAGTGTCCGCCGCACGGCCGCCAAGACGCCGCTCAGCGTCCCCGACCTGCTCCTGGGTCTCCTCGCCGACGTGCCGCACCACGCCGTCGATACGCCGCTCGGTGTCACCGACCTGCCTGCCGACATCCCCGAACGCCTCCGCGTTCTCCTCACCGTAGTGGGAGAGCCGGTTGTCGATACGCCGCTCAGTGTCGGACAGGTGCTCGTTGGTGTGCGCGAAGCCGTGCGCGTTCTCGCGACGGCCGCCGTCCACGTTGTTGTCGAGCCACCTGGCGTCCCGGTCGCTGCCCTCGCGAAGGTAGCGGGTGTTCGCGTCCTGGCCTGAATGCAGCCACTTCGCGTTCCCGTCCGCCTCACGCGCCGTACGGTAAAAACCGTCCGACACGCGATCGTCGGTGACCCGCTGACCGCGCTCGGTGTCACGGAAACCGTCACCAACAGCCTCGCCGACCTCACCGACCGCGCTGTTCAGCCACTTCGCGTTGCCCTCGACCGCACGCTCAACGTCATCGACCTCGCGACCGAGCCAGCGGGCATTGCCCTCCACACGGTCATCCGTACGGCGCTGACCATCCGCAAGACGCTCCGAAGACCGGTACACATCCCGGGAAACATCGTCGATCTCGGAATCCAGGTGACGGACCCCGGCGTTGACGTCCTTCTCGACGTCGTCGACTTCACGGCCCAGCCATCGCGCGTTCGCGTTGACGTTCGCGTCCGTACGGCGCTGACCGTCGGCGAGGTAGCGGCCGTTGTTGTCCACGGTGCGGTCCGTCGAAGCCTGACCACGAGCCGACCCGAGGAAACCCTCCGCCGTCTCACGGGACAGGTCGGAAATGTTACGCGCGTTATACTGCGCGTTGCGGTCGGCCTGCGCGTCCAGGAACATCGTGTCCTGGTTGATCTGCCGCGAAGTACCGAGGAAACCGTCGGACACGCGGGCGTCAGTGACGCGCTCACCGTCCATGACGTCGTCGAAACGGTCAATGATCATGTCCGTGTCGCTGGAAGCGACCACGGGAAGGACGGGGAAGTCCGAATCCGCCATACACTCTTTTCTCTTGTCAGCTGCGCAGCCAAACAGACAGTCTGTACACCCACTATACCAGCATCTACCCCTGGCTGTCAGCAGACGCACGAAAAAGCGTCACATCAAGAGCCTCCGCAGGCCACCCCGACGGATCCACCCCGGCCAGCGCGGCGTGCCCGAAATGATAGTTCACCCGGCAGTACACCTCGAAGTTCGAAAGGAACACATCAAGCTGCTCCCAGGTGTCACACGCGAACGGGGGGACGACATGAACCTCCGTGTGCGTCACCGGATTCCACACCTGCGTAATCGACAACCCCCCATTAGGAGTGGTGTCGCAGACAAACCGCATAAACCTCCTGGCTAGACCTCGTCATCCGGTTCGTCCTTCATCCACGCAGGCCTGAAAAACGTGATCTCAATCGGATCCTCACACGAAGGGAAAGACCACAGCTCGACACAGAACGCGTCAAACGCCGCACTGATCCGACCGACGCGTGCCATGAAAGCGTCCATGTCCTCGTCCGGGCCCCTGAGGAGCGGAGGAGAAAGTTTCACCTGCGTCCGCGTCACCGGATTGGTAAGTTCCGTCAACGCCGTGGGCTCAACCTCGACCTCGTCAGCAGTAAACCGGTAGTTCAACGGCAGCATCTCTACTCCCCAGCCTCATCGTCCGCCCACACATCCTGCGGGAACACCACAGAATCCTCCCACTGCCCATTCGGCCAGAACTCCACCGACTGAACCGTCTCCCCGTTCGGATTCCACTCAATCTTCCGCACCCGAGGACACGGCTGCATCTGCGCCATCAGATTCGCCACCCGCACATGAATCCCGCCGCAGTACCAGCACGCCGAGACACCCTCCATCGTGCCCGCGAAAATCAGCCGCGCCTCAGCCATCACCTCCGGCGACAGCTCATGCTCGATCATCCCCGGCCGTCCAGAAACCGCAGCTGACTGTGATGCGCACGAACATGCTCACGCATCCTCGGAGTCATGTCCGACACCAGCACCATCATCACCCCGAACTCCGGACCCCACTCCAGAACCGGAGGCCGATGGCTGCACAGCCCGCATGTCACATGCACACCCGCCAGGCTCCACCCGATCGTGAAGGCATCCTCCAGCGTGTTGTACAGCAGACTCGTCTCATGATCAAGATCCGTCACGTTCCCACCGCCGTCCGCAGAATCACCGGAATCGCCGAATGCGGGATCGCGAACACCGCCTTCGGAGGAGTGGCGTCATCCACAAAAATCACGTACTCCGCGTCGATCAAAAACTCCGCCGCCGTGACCGTCTGCATGCACCCGAGGGGGGCGGCTGCCGGGTTCCAGCCTTCTGGAAAATACGTCACCTGATACGTGTTCACGCTGCCTCTTCCCCTTCAAAAACAATCGGCGTATGACAGAACGGACACTTTGTCCTCGGACCCTGCGGAGTGGACGCCATGAAACCACCACCACACTTATGGCACTTCAACGTCCCATACGCGTCATGCCACGAACCCGAAGAAGTAAACAACGCCATGATCACCGCATCCGCCTTATCGGTGGAACGGCCGATCCGCTTCCTGATGTCATCCTTCGACTCCATCTTCAACTTCCCTCCGGACAAAAGCTCAGCCGCGCGGGGCGTCGTCAAATCCGCGAGAAGATCATCATCCGGAGGCAGACACAGAGTCGAGGGAGGAGTCGCCGAAGGATCCAAAAGCTCCCGCACCCGGTGCCACGCCTCCACCCGGAGATTCGCGAACCCCATCTCCCCCGTCTTGTCACGACGACGCGACGCATTCGCCGCATTGAACGCATCAGCCCGGTACTTCTGCTCCCGCAACCGATCCAGCACACCCGCACCGATACCGATCACATCCACAATCGCCGTACGCTCCGGATCCGCCTCCAAAATCCCCGCCACACGACCCGACGTCGTCATCGTGTCCTCCAGGGAATACGTACGGATCTCCGTAACCACATCCCCGTCCCGAAGAGCCAGACACGTCTTGTCCGTCCCCTGCCGGGCCACATCCACACCCACCGTCTTGGGGCCCGGGGTGGAAGGACGCCCCGCCTGGTCCCACGCATGCCAGCGCTCCACCGCCTGCTCCGCCCACGACAGCGGAACCACAGAATCCTCTTCACCCGCGTAGAACTCCCCCAGAACACGGTTCTGGTACATCGAGGAATTCTCGCCCCACTGGATTTTCCGCTGCTCCGCCCACTCAGGACTGATGCGGCCGGAGCGGATGGCGTCCTCCAGCGTGACGTGCTTGACCGCCCAGTCCTCAAGGCCGGGCTTGCGGGTCTGGATGTCGTAGAACCGGCCCTGGGGCGGACCAGGCGTAGACAGGGCCATCGCATAACAGTTGCCCGTACCGGAGAAAGCACCCTCGCACGCGTTGAACGTCGTCGCGTCGATCGCCTTGGACTCGTCATAGCAGAACATCAATTCATCTGCGTGCGCTCCCTCAATCAAAGCGGGATTTGAGGCAGCGGCGGCAAATGCATTGCCATGGTTCAAACGCAAAGCGAGATTCAGCATTTCCGAGTTCTGGAAAGGCTCATCACGGATTTTGTCCCATTTAAGCCGATTGGCCCACTTGCGGATTTCCGGCCAAAGATAATTTATAAGCTGACGCCAAGCGCCAGCTGTGGTCACCACCTTCCAGTCAACCTGTGCGGCATCCCGCGTAATGGCGAACCAGAGTACAGCAATTGCTGTAATGGTGCTGTTGTGTGTAGGAATGAGCGACTCGCCTGTCAAATACAGGTGCGACGGGGAATCCACCTCAATACACTGCGTTGGAGCGTCATCAATTCGGCGGATATCCACGATCGTCCGCTGAGTATGCCGAGACGCCTGCTTTCCACGTGGAGCCCAATCATACCGACTCAAGTGGTACGGGTTGAAGTCGAACCTGGCCGCAGTACGCCATTGAGGCCCGCAGTCCTTGCCATAGAGCCGTGCACGGCTCTCACGGACACGCACGACAAGCCCCAGCGTACGGAGCAGCTCCGCCGTATCCCTCGCCAAGCGCTCACAGGTCAGGGATATCTCGTCACAACCACCAGTCTGACGGTACCCGTCCGAGTCCCACAGGCCACGGACCAGCTCCCTGCGCTGTTCGATTGACGCACGCAGATACGCCATAGGGATGTGCTTGGCACCAAGAACACCAGCAGCACGCAAATCCTTGCGCAGCCCGGTAATCCGCAGCCCGATAGAACCAGGACGGTCCACAGAAGGAGATACCGTTCCTGCGGGAATCCGATGCAGAATTTCTACAGAGTCATCCCGATTGATCGTGATGACGCCGTCCATCGTCGTACCGTCCCCGAGCCAGAGGCCCAACAGGTACGGCTCCACAGGAAGGTCGACCTCCGGCATGATCAGGGGACGAGCCGTCGGGACACGCCACCGCAGCTGACCACCAGGACTGCGCAGCGTCCGAAACATTTGCTCCGTGGTCACCGTTCGGGTGGCATCCCACCGGTCGCGCCAGTCCTCAACATCTTTCGGCCGATTGTAGACATCAAGCGCGTTCCACTCATGACTGCCGTGCGTCGTCTCGATCGAGCCGTCCGCGAACTTCACCTCATACGTGGGACCGGTCCAGACCGGGGACTTCGCCGTCACCTTGCAGACATGCCCTGTCTCGTCATAGAGACTGTCACCCACCCTCAGGGCACCGATCGTGCTCCAGCCGGTGGGCGTCGCGATCGGCGTCGTCAGCAAGGACGCTTTACCAAGTCCATGGGGACCGCGTACTGAGACACGGCGCTTGTCCCGAAGCAACTCCAGAATGTCATCCTGATAGAAGGTGAGGCCACCCTCGGATCCCCAGTCGATGCAGTCCCGTGCGAAACCGGCCGGGTCGTCGAAGTACTTCTCCACGCCCTGGTTCAGGCTCGCGGCGCGGCGCTGAAGCTCCTTGAGGTACTGGAGGCGTTCGAGCTTCAGCTCTTCGAGAGTATCGACCACGACACCTCCCCTCAGCTACTCCACATGCCCCGAGGAAACGACCAGATCGAGCAACCGTTGAAGCCCCGGTTCCGGTCCGCCCAAGCCGCCCCGCAGTACGTACACGGACGGATCTCTGTGAGGCCGTCCGCCGTATCATACGGAAACACGTGCTCACACGGATCCTCGACCGGATCCTCCATGCGGATCGTCGGAAAAGGCATCAGTCGGCCGGAGTGAAGTCGAGGTAGTACTGCTTGCCCGGTTCGAAAGACACAGCCGGATTCGTGACCGTGAACTTCAAACTCCCGACCGGAGTGTACTTCGAATACCGCTCATTCTCCGGCGTGTCATTGTCATGCACAGCGGTGAACTCATACTCGTGCTGCAACTCGGAACTATGACCGAATTTCATGTCAGCACGACTCCGGCACACAAACTTGGCACGAACGGCCACGAGATCCCCTTTGTGTACAAACTACTCCGAAGGAGGACTGAAAGAAGGGTGATGGGGAGGAGGCGCGGGAAGCGATGTGATCGACGGAACCGGAGACACACCCGAAGGAGAGGGGGCAGGCAGTTCGGCCTGAAGCAGCTGCTGCTCCAACTTGCTGATCTCCTGCTCAATCCGGTCTATCGAGATCACCTCGATCTTCGCAGGCGCGTACAACCCCATCATCTTCGCCCGCTGATCCTTCACCTTCTGAATACGATCCGCCGTCTCCAGGATGAACCGGGAGTCAGGCACAGGATTCCCTGATTCGTCCCGCACGATGCGGCCCTGCGAAATCACCACATGCTGGTCGTCCAGAAGCTTCCACAGCCGATACTCCAGCTCGTCGAGAGACTGAAGCTCGATCACCTTCATCTCGTCGATCGTGAACCGGTACATCGACGCGAGATGAGCCCGAATCGCGGTAGCCACGCGGGCCGTGTCCGGGACACCCTCATCCGTGGACCAGCCGAAATGCTCCGCGATGTCTTCGAGAGGCGTACCGAGGGCCTTCAGGCGGGCGGCTTCAGCACGCACCCCCGCACCCTTACGGATCCTGTCCGGATCCATCATCGGAAGCAGCGAGGAGTCATCACCGAAACGCATACGGCCTCCAGGCAGACTTGTGGCGCTGGAGACATTATGTACGCGAATGGGAGACGTGTCAACAAGGAGGGAAAGCGTGAAGAAAAACCTAGAGATGTACATGTCAAAGTTGTAGTGTTTGGAAAAACTGAAATACGATTCGATTCCAGCCGCGTTGTTCGAGTCGCCCCTTATAGTTGCTCTGTGTGCGATGCATCGTGCACGGTGTCACTGCCTGTCACCGTGGCACTGTGTCACAGATCATCGCAGTCTGTGACCATCACGGTTGTGTCTCAATCCTCCTGATCACCTCCGAGGAATCAGCGGATGACTGGCCTCATGCCACGCCCCTGACGAGACGACGGACACGAGGGGGGTGGCACTGTGCTGTGCGGGGGCTTGAATAATCCCCATGGCCATGGCACCGAACAGCATGGCCACTAGGGACACTGCCGTGCCCAGCAGCATGGCCAGTGTCACCAGCCTGTACGCAGCCTCCCTGGGGTGGGTGATGGCCACCTGTACCACCATGGGCCGTACAGGCTGGGGCGTGGGGGTAGGCCGGGCAAAGGTCATCCGGGGGTTAGCCACAGGCTTAGGAGTGGCCACCCGTACGGGCCGGACCATGGGGCCGGGAGTAATGCGGGCACGGGGGGTGGAACGTTGCCCGGGGCGAATACTTGCCCCCAAATAAATCGGGCCTAGGGGGGTCCGGACGGAGGTTCCGATACGGGGGGTGATTCGCATGGCCGTGTCCTTTCCTGAGGTTCCTACAGGGAGTCTACCACAGTGTTCCAGACGTGAAACACGTTTGGTCCGCCTGATTCGTGGGGCCCCGGAATTCAGCCGGGGCCCCTAGGATCGGGCGGATCAGACGGACTGCATAACCGGGGTGGCCAGGGAGACCAGGGCGCGTACCGTGTGGCCTGTACGGTGCCACTTGAGGCCCTTCCCGGACACGGGGCGGTATCCGTGGCCCCGGGCCCAGAAAGCGGCTCGCAGACGGACGTCAGAGCCGTCCCGGATCTCCATGGAGTGCTGGCCGACGGAGACGATCACTGTGTTGCCCGGGGTCGGGTCAATGGTGACGTAGCTGTTCTGGATCGGGGCGTCCGGTACGGCCATCTCGACCGGGGCGGGGGAGTTGGGGACGTAGTTCGCGGCGCGCACGTTGGTCCACTCGGGGTTGCTCCCGACCCATGCCATGAAGTGCGCCACGCGCTCCGGGTCGCCGTTGGGGATGTGGGCTGCCTCGAACTCTTCGGTCTCGCCCTTGACCGTGGCGTACACGCTGACCGGCTGTCCGGGGGTGTACGGCTTGGCGTACATGGTCTCGCTCTCGCCGTTCTCCGGGGTGATGACGTTGACGCTGCCACCCTGCACGGTGACGCGGGCGTCATGTCCGTGGGTGGTGAGTAGCGAGCCATGGAGCATGCCCATGCGGCGGAGGGAGGCGAGGGTGTTCTCTCGGCCGGTGGTGACGTAGGCGCTGCCATTGCTGTTCCACGTGATGTCACCGGAGAGGGCTGCGGCCTGCGCGGGGGTGAGCTTGATGGTCGTGGTCATGGTTCCTGCTTTCCTTGGTTCCTGGTGATGTATCAATAGTGACACACGCGTGGTGGCGGTGTCTACAGGTTGGGCTAGACGATCCTGGCCACGTAGGACAGGACCATGGGGGCGAGCGCGTGCCGGGCGTCGTTGCCGATGTACAGGGCGTTGATCGGGTTCCTGCGGAAGGTGTGAACCCACGTCTCGAATGCTTTGGGGGCGTAGTGGCCGTCCGTCCCGCCAATTCCGTGGGACACGTAGCCTTGGTACGCCTCACGCTCGAACGAGTCGGTGTCGGTGCAGGTCTGCCGCTCGGCCATGAGTGCGGTCCACCATGCGGGGTAGATACGGCCGCTCGGGGTGGTCTGCGGCTCGCCCGTGTAGCCGTCGGCAATCATCTGCTGGGCCCAGAGGTTGACGTCGCTGCTGGTGAAGTGGTCGGGGAGTTCGCGGGGCATGTCGTATGTTCCGCCGACGTACAGGTATGCGGTGCGACCCTCGATCACTACGGTGACGCGCTTGTCTCCCACGTGCAGGGGGCGGGCGTCTGCGAGGGTGCGGGCGCCGGGGGTGTTGGGTTCGTAGTGTCCGGTGAGGTCGGTCACGGTGGTTCCTTTCCTTGGTTCCTGCTGACGTGTTCCAAGTATGACACACATGCGGATCGGTCGTCTATAGCCTCTGACCTGCGGAAACACGAGTTTCCGGGTGAGGGTTGACACATCGGGGCGGGTCTGCGTCTACTGGAACCACGCCAGGAACAACGGCGGTAGGAACGAGGAAAGAGGGATCATGGTCACGAACGAGGGAACACCCCTGATCAACGTGTTCGTTGACAGGCCCAACAGGCGGAACGTCACCGTTCTGGCGCTGCCCAGGGCTACAGCCGTGCCGATGATGGACTACCTGTGCGACGCGGGTTTCCGAATCGGGCATGACGGTTGGTACAGTGAGGCTGAGGAGAATGCGCAGCGCGCTGCCGTTGCTGTCTGACCTACTGACAGCGCACGGGCGGTGTCCGTGCGCTGCCGGAGTGGCCAGAATGGCGCTCACCAGGAAACAGGAAAGAGGTATGTTCGTGAGCGAATCAGCACAAACGCAGCGGGAACACGCGTACGCCGTACTCGACCACATGGACATCACCGCAACGTTCGACGCGTGTTCCAGTGAGAGCACGGACCAATGGTCGGCGGGTGCCGTATGGTGCCGCAACGTGTGGGACGCGGCGCGGGAAGCGTGGGACCAGAAGCAGTTCGACCACGAATCGGACCGGTTGGACCACGACACGGCGTGCGAACTGGCCGACACGCTGACACCTGTGTATACGCACAACCGGTGGTTGATCTTCGTGGATCTCACCGCGTACACGTCGGAGCATGCCGAAGAGTCGGAGTCCCGTGGTGGGACCATGACGGACATGGCGGGGGGTGTGCTGTACGACATGGCCAACGATGCGATCGTGGCGTTGGTCGAGGGGTGGCGGGGTGAGGTGGAGTCGGACGAGGACGCTGTCTGACGGTTGATCAGCGTGCCGCGTATTCGGGGGATGCGCGGCTAACTGACCAACCGTCAGAAAGGAAGCGGAACAATGCTCAAATCCCACGACACCATCTGGGTATGCGAATCCTGCCTTTTCCACCACGCCAACGGGGAATGCAGCGACTGCCACTCCGACCACGGCCACGACCAGGAACCCCTGTCCGCCATCGAACCGCCCTATACGGTCGCCATGGGCATCGGGTGGGAGGACCACGAGGACGACTGCCTGACGCATGTCATCAGCGACCTTAAGAACCGGTTCCCGGACATGAACTGGCCGGACGTCCCGTGGGATTACGAGTGCGAGTGCGAACAGTGCTCGTTCTCCCGTTCCCAGTGCGAGGGATGCGGATCCTACCTGCACGGCACCCGCCACGGCATGACCCTGTTCACGGAAGAGAGCTGACATGCGCTACGCCGCAATCCTACTCGCCGCACTACTCGCCTGCGGAGGGACCGGATACGTCGTCCACGTCTACGACACCCGCCAGGCCGACCAGCAGACCGTACGGGACTACAACGACGGATTTCAGGACGGCGCCTGCACGGGCTCCGCCCAGGCCGCGTACGACACGTACGGCTTCATCTGCAAGACGGGGAAGTGACCCCCATGCACATGAACGCGCTGGAATCCGACGGATATAACGAGATCATGGCCGGGGTGCGGGAATCGTTCGACCCCGGCGACCCGTTTGCGTCGGTGCAGGAGTGGCGTTTCGCTATCTGCGAATTGCTGCTTTTCGACTTCGGTCATCTCGTTCCCGGATTCCGCACCGTGGCAACAGATCCGGAAGACACGTACGCGATCGAGCACATGCGTGCGCTGTATGTGATCCAGGACGACAGCATCAATCAGAAGTACTGGCATTACGAGGACGACATGAAGCGCGTGCTCGTCATGCTAGACCGCTACCGGGAATGGCTCCATATCGCAGGAAGGGACTACTAGCATGCGCTACATCGCCACCATGAACACCCCCGGGTACCTTCCGCAGGACGACGAGCTGCACGTGTTCGATACGACGGGTGAAGCATGGCGGTATCTCGCCGGAGAACGGGAAGCCGGAGAGGACAGCACAGAGACACCCGAGGGCGAGGAAGCCCCCTGGGAGTACTCCGAGACCGCCAACACGCTTGCCGAGTGGGGCGAGGAAGGACACGGGACCGACGTCCTGTACGGCCCCACGCCCGGCTACATGGGTCGGCATGACCTAGGCATCGCCTACAGCGTGACGCAGGTCGAACGGGGCCTGTACCGGGGCCCGTGCTGCGGAGACGACGTCATCGGAGACGTCGGGTATTGCTGTGACGACTGCCAAACGGAAGGCTGCAAGCAGACCGAAGACGCGTGCGGGGAAGTCAACTACTGGGAATGCAACCGGACGGATTCGCTCGCGGACGCGGACGCGGACGCGGACGCGGACGACGGCTGCACGTGTGAGCGCATCCCTGGCTCGCTGGACTACAGCAAATGCGCTTTCTGCGTCGACCTAGAAACGCACTGCTACCTGTGCCGCAAGGTTGGGCATCCGAAGAGTGAGGAGTGCACTCCCTAGCCGAGTAACCAATAGGCCGCACACGTCAATTCGTGTGCGGCCGGTTGGCCATTCGGAAAGGAAAAGGCAATGGCACACCAATACACACCCGAGGAAGTAGCAGAGAACCTGTCCGGCGTACTCGACTCAATCGAGGAATACGCCCGCACCTTTGTGCGCATGCCGGAAAGCGCGGTCCCCGTTGTCGCAGCGTGGATCGCGCACACGTATCTCATCGACGAGAACGGCTTTCCGGCGTGCGTCACCCCCCGACTCGGATTCACCAGCCGTAAGCGCGGGGGCGGGAAAAGCACCGCGCTCGCAGTAGTACAGCGCCTTTCCCGCAACGGTGAGAAGATCCTCCTACCCTCGAAAGCGGGATGGATGAACCTCATCGAACGAAAGCACGCAACGATCTGCCTTGAGGAAGCCGACAAGACATTCCCCAAGGAATCGTCCCGCGTCGATATCCAAGCGGCCATCAATTCCGGTTACGAACCGGATGGAGGCAGCATCGCGCATGGCAACCGTGAGGTACCCATGCACGCGTTTGTGGCGTTCGCCGGTATCGGCCCCGTTCTGGAGACCAACGCCGGATTGGAGCCTCTGTGGCACCGTACGGTACAGGTGGAAATGGAGCCTGTCATGGGGGTGCGCTTCCCTGAGTACGACGGAGAGAAGCACGCCCGTGGTACGGCCTACCTGCGGTCGGCGATCACGTCATGGACGGAGATTGCCTCTCAGGTCTACGGTCCCGGCCTACGGCGCCTGGACCCCGTTCTACTGCCCAACGTGGACGCTAGGCGGGATCAGATTTGGCGTGTGCTGCGCCGCATCGGTATGGCGGCCGGACCGCAGTGGCAAGCTCGCATCGATGAGGCTTGCATTGATGTGGAAGCGGGGCGGTCCGGTGCTGCGCCTGTGTTGACGCAGCAGCAGCGCATTATGGCGGATGTATATACGGCGACGTACGGCGTTGACAGGATGAGCACAGAGGAGTTGATTGACCGGCTGCGCCGCTTGCCTGAGTCGCCCTGGGCGTTCCTGTGGCCGAATGGCAGTACCCCGGGCAGTGCGAGGGAATTGGCTGCGCTGTTGGAGCCGCACGGGTTGCGGTCGGTTATTGACCGATACCCGTTGCCGGGCGGTGTCGGCATGCTGAAAGCACACGGATACCGCCTGACGGATCACCAGGGGTGCGAGCGATGCGGAGACGAGACGCACACGGACGACTTCGGTTCGGACACGGATGAACAGAGCGCGGAACGGATGACCAACGGTGGCATGGATGACCGTGAGATGGCATGGGCCATGCTCACCGGTGCACCGATCATGGTCAACCCTGCCACCCCCCGCGTGGACCCTCGTGTGAGCTTCTCAGGCTGACGCTCCGTCAGGTGACCCCCGGCCTACTGGTCGGGGGTCACACCGCGTCGTGCGGCACGACGCTGCGCCTTACGATCGTTCTCACAGCGTCGGCAGGCGGACGCGTAGCCGTCGGCGCGTGCCCGGTTGCGGGTGAAGCGTTCGAGGGGGAGAGGCTCACCGCATTGGGTGCACGTCTTGACGGTCGACTCATCGGATGGTACGTCAGCCGGTTGCGTGTCGGCGGTCAGTGCAATGACACACTCGGTTGTATCAATCGGTGCAATGTCACATGTGACATGTGGGGTATCACATGGTTCAGGGCAAATCGGACATTCAGGACATTCGGGACTTTCCGGGCAAATCGGGAATGTCGGATTTGTGGAGGGAGCTGGAGCGACCGGCTCCTCGGGCTCCTTTTCAAAAAAGTCGGCGATTAAAAATTTTTTACGTACTTCGCGTGCGCACTCGTTTGCACAAATAAAAAATTTTCCACCATCTTCGTTTATACGAGCCGCCTCGATGAACGTCTCCGCCACGACCTTCTCCGCGTGCGCGTACACACGAGACGTGTGGAGCGTGGCAGCGTATTCGTCCACCACTCGCAGCGCCAGCCGCATCCGCACCTCGGTGGGCTGTTGCATCAGCCGTCGCAGTACGGCCTCCACGGCGGCTTTGGTGACCTTGGGTTCAGGTCGTTTGATCAGCTCTGCCATTGGGTCAGTGTAGCCTGTTTCAAAGTTGAGTCTACTAGACTCAATTTTAGTGAAAAAATTTGTCAACGCGGAAAACTAACTTAGTTAGCCTCGCGCGAGATGTCAACTTACACATACCGTCTGACCTGCATCTTTTCACAAATAGTACATTTGTACATGCCAAGAGAGCGCTCTCTCAGGGTTCTCTGAGAGCCTTGGGGACTCTCCCGGCCGGAAAAGGTTTATGTGATTTTTAGCATAAGGAGGGTCACCCTCCGGGGCAGGAAAATAAAGGAGGGTCCCCTCCGCCAGCTTAAGGAGGGTTGGCCCTCCCCGCGTTTGTCGCGTGGGAGGGCCACCGGCTACAGGTTCAGCATCTCCCTGGTGATCTCGGGCTGTGCGATGACGAGCATGGGGACACCGTCTGTCCAGACACCCTGTTCGACAACGTGGAGGGCCAGTCCGAGGGAGGTGGTCACTTCGCGAAGTGCCTCGATGCGCTCGCTGGTGGCGTTGTACGGCTCTGTGGTGAGGACGCGCCCGAGCGTGGCATTGCTCCACACCCGGTAGTGGTCTTTGAGTTCTGCCACGGCGGGGTTTTCACAGATGCAGCGTTTACCGGCTTCCCGGGACGCGGTGCTGTAGGAGTACTGCAGGCAGCTTCCCCTGGTGCGGAAGAGCCGGAGGCACCAGTTCGCGTCGCTGGACCGGAGTTGGCGTTCTTCGCCCCATGCCTGCTGTTCATCCCAGCCCATGTCGTGCGATCTCCTCTACGCCTCGCTGGACCGCTTCTGCGGCTTCTGCGCGTGCCACGTCGCGCAGGGCGGCTACCAGCTCTTCTGTGGCTCGCTGGAGGGCTTTCCTGGCGGCTGTCTCCCTGGAGCGGAGCTGTTCGATGGTGGGGGT